GATCAAATCCAGCATTAGCTATTAAGAATGCACCATTAGCGTGCGTTCGTGCTGTATTTGCTTGATTAAATGATGCGTTGGCAACAGCTGATGCAACATTCTGTGAACCAAAAGCCGAATTTGCAATATCAAATGCCGAATTGGCAACGGTAGATGTAACGTTTTGGGCATCAAAAGCAGAATTAGCAACTATAAATGCACCATTGGCATGTGTTCTTGCTGTGTTTGCTTGAGTAAAAGCCTCATTTGCTAAATTGTTTATATTATCATCAACTAGATTTGATATTACTCCATTTGCATTTTTATAGTAAAGAATACCATCGGAATAATTAATTGCTATTTCGCCGTGCTGCAAACTTGATGGAACATTACCAGAAGTGCCAGAGTGTTTTAAAATAATTGTAGTTGTATTTGCCATTAGAAATTACCACCAAATATGATAGGCAATGCTTTAACTTCAAATCTTTCGGTTGTTGTATTATATACAACTACAGCGTTATTTGAGGCTTCAATAACCGCAACATCGGTTAGTGCCGTAAGTTTATTAGATGCAATAGGTGTTTGCGCTCTAACTTTTTGTTGATTTTGTGTATTAATTTTTACAGCTATTGCCATTTTTATGATACTCTAGGGGTAACAGTTAATATTCCTTCAACTATTCTTGTTATCACATTTGAAGGACTAGTTACCTTAACATCATAAACATATCTTCCTGATTTTATATTTACCGATGTATTTGCTGCAAGAGAAATGGTTACATTTCCATTTGAAGCATCATTTATCGTTGCTGTAAAGATTGCAGTATTGTTTGAAGAATAATATGACTTTTTAATATTAGCATTTATTGTATAATTAGAGACATTAATAGGTAAATTTGTTACATCGTCGGTTAGGGTTAAAATTGTGTTAAAAGTTGAGCCCTGATCAACTATGAGTTCCGCGTAAGATGCCATCTTTTTGCCTTTTTAGCTATTTAGTATATCAAAAAAAACAAGACAAATGCTATTTTACATCAAACCAACAAAATATTCCTTTTCAATAGTCATTAGAGCATCAGGTCTATATCTATTTTGTACATATAAGTCACAATTCTTTATGACATAAGCAAGACCTTTTTTCCACAAAGAATACTCAATAGTGTTTCTATGATTTTCTATGAACCAGTAATCAAACTCAGAATACCAATCACACATTGCTTTATTCGCCTGAAACCACGAAATATTCCACGTTGTATATAATAAAGGTCGTATAATTCTCTCAGATGGAATTCTTCCCATTTCAAGAGGCTTTGGCATCTTATGAAAAAAAGATTGAAACTTTGTGTTTATCCTTAACCAATTCATGATAACATGTGCTTGTTTGCATATCATGTCACATGCATCAGGCGACCAATAAAAATATTCAATTGTTGTGTTTGTATAATCTTTAGCATATTCACCAATTGGTGTTATATTTGCCATTCTATCGCTAAAATACATACAGACTTTTTTTGTGTCTTCAAATATGCGAATTTTTGGTTTATCAACACCAAGAACTATTGCTGTTTTTTTACTACGATCAAGTTGCTTCTTGAATTCCGAAAATTGTAGGTAATTGTACCGTGACGCATCTATTGGATTCAATTCTTCCCTAACTTGAAAAATCCAACTTTCATCATTGTGCCTTGCAAATGTGTTGAACACAGAATCGCTTACATCAAATATTCTTATCTTTGTTTGCGGAGAAAGATTTGTTATTTCTTTTAGTCTTGGAATTGTTTGAAGAGCATATTCTGATGAATATGCATACTTTGCTGACTTTTCTGATGGATCAATTATAGCATAATCATTCATGGCTTTGTTCATATGCGTGACTATGATTTCATCGACAAATAAATTTTGTCTTAGAAAAGCCATAAGCATGTTATGACTATCAGAACCACCACTATAGCTAACAATCACATGATCATATTTTTCACGAATATCTCTTGCTCTGGCGTTGTATAATTCGTCAAGAGTTTTTTCTGGCTCTTTTGTCCAATTATATGCTTCAAATATTTCATCATTGAAATTCCACTGTAATAATTTCAAAGGATGAATACTTTGATTCATTTCTTTCAAGACTTTATTTGCCAAAATACACGCTTGTATCTTGGATTCAAACACAGTCGTACCTATAGTATAAAAACCCAGCTTTTTGTTCATGACGAAAAAACTAATTAGGTATTAGATGTATTTGCCGTTAAAGAATCAATTATTTTTTGAATCTCATTTTCAATATTTTCTTCTATTATTTTTTCTTCAAGCTTCACTGCTGTAAATTCTTTACCAACAAGCGAAGAAGCATTTGATAGAGAAGTATCTATGTTTGGATCCAAAATATCATGTTTCAATTTAAACCAATCATATGGAGCAGAATCATTAGCAATTTTTTGTATTTCTTCTGCTGTTGGTGTAGTATCAGTTTTCCATATATTGATATGATAGTCGGTTTGGCATCTTTGTGGAGAGCCGTCTGATCTTCTTGCAATTGATCCATCACTATTGAACGAAGTTGACAAACTATCTTCCGTCAATACATCTGTAAAATATCTAACAATGATAGAGTGTTGATTAGGATCAACATCAATTATTTTATACTTGACTTCCATTTTTTCCTCGTATTCTAGTGCACACACTATATATTTATGTAAAAATAAACATCATGCGGAGAATTTCATGTACAAATCGTTGTCGAATAGCCCCGAAGAAAGATCAAACATAACATATTCGTGGACTTATTGGGATAACGGATTTAGTGAAGATGAAATAAGAAGAATTGAAGAAATATGTTCTTCAAATAAAGTACAAAAAGCAACTGTTGTTGGTACTCAAGACGAGCAAGAACTTGAAAAAATAAGAAAATCAAAAATCTGTTTTTATAAAAAAGACGAAAATACAAATTGGATATTTGATAAATTCAATTTAATCATAACAGCTATAAATGAAAGTTACTATAACTATAATCTAAACGGATATCACGATTTTCAATATACTGAATATTATGCTAGTGAAGAGGGAAAGTATGACTGGCACATGGATATGTTGCATGGTCAAAGCACTCCAAATACGACAAGAAAACTATCAGTTGTGATGTGCTTATCTGATCCAGAAAAAGATTTTGAAGGCGGTGATTTTCAAATAAATGTCGGTAATCAAAATGAACCAGAAAAAATAGTTATGAAAAGAGGACGAGTCATATTTTTTCCATCATATCTCATTCATAGAGTAAAACCTGTAACTAAAGGTGTTAGAAAATCAATTGTCATATGGATTGTTGGACCAAAGTTTATATGATTAATTACTTGTATTGCCGCTTAGAGTTCCTATAGCAATAAAAGTAATTAGATTATTACCTGCAATTGCAAATCCAGTATTTCCTGTATTGCCTGTAGCACCAACAGCTCCTCCTGGTTTTGCACCTAATGTTGCATTAAATGAATAACCACCGCCACCATTGGCGCCACCAAATCCAGCTTGTGCTGTATTACCACCAGGGCCGCCAGCACCAGCAGCAGGACTTCCGCCAGCCGATGCCGCACCTCCGGCACCACCTAACGATGCTGCACCGTTTGATCCAGCTGATCCTGCAGGAACGTATAATGAAACACCACCCGCGCCACCAGTTCCACCAGAAACTCCGGCACCGCCACCACCGCCGCCACCGCCATAATAATTATAGTATGGCACACCCTTGCTTGGAACATACAACCATCCTGTCCCGCCACCACCACCGCCGCCACCCCCACCCGATCCTCCAGGTCCGCCATTGCCACCTCTAATAATACCAAGATTATTCAAATACATTCTTAAAACTTGACTACCTGTTTCAGCTTGAAATGCAATCGATCCATTTGCACCGCGAACACCAGTTCCGCCAGCTGAACCAGCAACACCGTCAACAGGTGAACCATTGTAACCAGAACCTCTACCACCAGCACCACCTGTGCCAGCAACACCTGTATTACCAACATTTCCGACTATGTTTGCTGAATTTCTTATGAAGAAATATGTTGAATTGGCCCATCCTGTACCAAGTCTTAGTGCTGGACCATTGAAAACATTGCTAGACACATTTGCATCAATAAAACAAAATAAATTTACAGGATATGTTGGTGTATTTGATCTTGCTCGCAAATTCACATTATTTGCAACTGTAGAAATTCTTATAACTTGATTTGGTCGTGTAACTATTGTTGTAAACATCCTAGAAATTATCCTACATCAGGTATTAGAGCACCGTATAGTCTGGTACCATCCGAAACAAATGAAAATATATCTCTAGAATTTGCGTTTGCTGTCAATGGTGGTGCAATATTTCCTGTAAATCTATATTGATTTGAAAATGTTAGTGTTCTTCCGCCAGTTCCATCTTGAATCACATGTAAAATATATGCACCAACTCTTAGATTTGTTGCATTTGCAAGGGTTCTATTACTACCAAGTGTTACTGTGGCAATTTGGCCAAGAGAAGTGTCCCAAGAAATTGTTGAGGCGTCAGTTAACGTTTGAGAAAGTATATTTGCAGATGTTATATCAATTGTACCGCCAGTTGCCCTTAAATTACTACTAACATTTACTGTTGGAACAACAAGTGTTCCTGTCATTGTGTCGCCAGTTTTTAAGACCGTATTGCTAGCATTATTATTTGCTAGGTTTGCTTTTGCAAAGGCTGCGTTTGCTGTGTCAAATGCAAGATTTGCCACTAGATTAGCTGCATTTGCACGATCAAATGTTGATGCTAGAAGTGTAATTACGTTCAATGAACCAAAAAATAAATTATTTGCAGTAACAATATTTGCAGTAACACTACGATAAGTTTGTAGACCATCACCAAGCAAATCGTTAGTTACAACGATAAGTTGATTTGTAGTTACTCTCCATTCGTCAAACGTATTCGTTAGTGATACATTACTGATGGCCATCTAAATTGACTCCGTTATTTTTTAGCATTCTCATAAGCTTCAAGTGCAACTGATCTATAACTCCATCCCTCTTTTGGATTTAAATTATTCAGATCTTCAATCGTTTGACAATCAATCCATTTTTTATAATTTGCGGCAAATTCAATATCTCTTTGCTTTAGTACATTCATGTATGCTGCACCAAACAGTTTTTCAAGCTGCTGTCTATTTAATGTCAGCAATGTTCCATCATGCGCTCTAACAGAAAATGTTTGAACACCTCCAATGTAGCCTATAAGTAGATGTACAAATTCATGCGAATTGAAACAATATGTTACTCCGTCACACAAGAAATCTCTATGCGTAAGACCAAAAGTAAACTCACCAATCAAGTTTGCAAATTTCTTGTGTTTTTGAACTTCAAATTGAGTGCTATTTAACATTTAATTTTCCGTTATGTTTTGATTATGTAATTGAGAATAATTGTTGGCTGCATGTTCAAGTGTGGATAATTTTCACCGATCGTGACGTTTACATCATCAGCTACAGCCAGCGGCACGCTGTCGCTGTGCGCTGGACTTGAAGTAGCAGTCGTACTTCTCATACTAAACGTCGGCAACTGAGCTGTTGTCAATATGTGTGTCTGTGTACCACCATTTGCACCAAGAGTGGTTCCAGCAATACTGCTATTTGCATTTGAGCCTGAATTTGTGACACGCAATGCTGCAGTGCCACCCATGTCGTCTCGACCGGCAATTACACGACCACGAAGATCAGGTAGATTGAATGTCGTTGAATTATCTCCTGGACCATATGTTGTACCAATTGCAGAAAATAGTCCAGAATATGTTGTTCTAGAAATAGCATTACCCGAACAGAACAACCAACCAGATGGTTCAGATGATCCCGCATAAGGCATTATAACGCCCGCAGGTGTACCTGTATTTGCTGCATTGAATGCAGAGACCGCTACTACGTTTGCACTATTTGCCTTGTCAAAAGCACCAGATCCGACAACATTAGCAGTATTTGCCTTGTCAAAAGCAGCGGAACCTATTG